CGCTCAAGAAGCAACAAATACCTTGACCCTGCCAGGTGGTAATACTATTGGCAATGGTGATGCTGTCCTTGTTTCTGATACTGGCACACAGACACTAACTAATAAGACAATAAATCTTGCATCAAATACTGTTAGCGCAACATTAGCGCAACTAAACACAGCGGTAAGTGATGCAGATGTAGCCTCATTGGCAGGTGCGGAAACTTTAACTAATAAGACTATAAGCGGTGCTAATAACACTTTAAGCAGTATTGCTAACGCATCACTAACTAACTCAAGCATCACAATTAACGGAACTGCTGTTTCTCTTGGCGGTAGTATTAGCATAAGTGCAGATTCAGAATCCGTTGAAATCAAAACACTAATGGGCGCTTTGCTCTAAGAAAGGAAACAGTAACTAATGGCTGTAACATCTAAAACACTTTTCCGTGGGGCTGCAACAACATCTACGGGAACAACTCTTTATACTGTGCCAGCATCAACGGTAACAGTAGTAACCAATATTATCATAACCAATACTGCAGGCGCATCGGGAACTTTTACTCTTGGTCTTGGTGGAACTAATCTTGCAACCACTGTAACCGTTGGTGCATACGATTCAACAGTAATTGATTTGAAGCAAGCACTGACAGCAACTCAAACCATCACTGGTGGAGCATCTGCAACAAGCATTAACTTTCATATTGCAGGCGTGGAAATAGCATAATGACTCCAGTATACAAACTAAGCAATGCTGGCGGTTTTACCAGTAAACAAAAATATACTTCAATGTTGGCGGGTAATACTGCATATCAAGACGCTGTAGTAGTTCAATATCTAGTTGTTGCTGGGGGTGGTGGCGCAGGCGGTGGTAGCGGTGGATATGGACCAGGTGGTGGCGGAGGTGCTGGTGGGTATCGTAATTCTGTTACTGGTGAAACTACTGGCGGTGGAGGTTCTGCTGAATCTGCGCTAACAATGTCACTAAATACATCTTTTACAGTTACAGTTGGTGGCGGTGGTGCTGGAGCAGCCGCAGCAGGAAATGCTTCTGCTGGAACAAATGGTAGTGATTCATCCATTAGCGGAACTGGAATAACAACACTTACCTCTACTGGCGGTGGAGGAGGTGGAGGACCAAGTAATTCATCATCAAGTGCTGCTAAAACTGGTGGCTCAGGTGGTGGAGGTGGTTCTAATTCAACTGCTGGTACTACTGGTGGTGGAGTATCATCTCCAACACAGGGTAAGGCTGGTGGAAATGGTTCAGGCGTAAATTCAGGCGGCGGCGGTGGCGCTAGCGCTGTTGGTGGAAACGCATTTGATGGTGGCGGAAACTACCACAATCGCTATGGTGGTCCTGGAGGTAACGGTCTTTCATCTTCTATTACTGGTTCTGCTGTAACTCGTGGTGGTGGCGGTGCTGGAGAAAAGAATGAAAATAGTTCTACTGCAACTGTTGGCGGCTCAGGCGGTGGTGGTAACGGAGGAACTTCCTCAACAAGTTACGCTGGAAGCAACGGCACTACAAACACAGGCGGTGGTGGCGGTGGAGGTGGTAACGCAGGTTCAGGTGGGACAGGCGGTACAGGCGGCTCAGGTGTTGTCATCACTCGTTATTTAGGTTTACAACAAGCATCTGGTGGAACAATTACATCTTCTGGTGGTTACACAATTCATACATTCAATTCTTCAGGAACATTTCAAACTTGGATTTCAGGTCAAAAGGCAGATGGTGGAACTGTTACATCTAGTGGTGGATTTATTATTCACACTTTTACATCATCAGGAACATTTACGCCTACAGCAAACTTAACTGCTGACTATCTTGTAGTCGCTGGTGGTGGTCCAGGTGGTCTTACTTATGGAGCAGGTGGTGGTGCTGGCGGTTTGCGTTGCACAGTTACAGGAACTGGGGGTGGCGGTTCTTTAGAATCTGCTTTATCACTTACAGCATCTACTGCTTACACAGTTACAGTAGGCGGCGGTGGAGCGAGAAGTACGGCAAAAGCAACGCTAGGAACTAATGGAAGCAACTCATCTATATCTGGTTCAGGAATTACAACAGTAACTTCCACTGGCGGTGGTGCGGGTGCCAACGGTTCCGATAGTCCTATTGGAGCAACTGGTGGCTCTGGTGGTGGTAGCGCTTTTGGAAACAACGGTGCGGCTGGAACGGCTAACCAAGGCTATGCTGGTGGTAATAGTTCCTCTTCAGCGCCAAATTACGGAACAGGCGGCGGTGGCGGAGCAAACTCTGTGGGCGCTAATGGAACAAGCACCACTGGTGGTAATGGTGGTAGTGGTGTTACAACTTCCATCTCAGGTTCATCTGTTACTTACGCTGGTGGTGGCGGTGGTGGTGTTTATGGCACTGGTGGAACTGCTGGAAACGGTGGCACGGGTGGCGGTGGTAATGCTGGCGCAACTTCTGGTACTGCGGGTACCGCTGGTACTGCCAATACAGGCGGTGGCGGTGGCGGTGGGACTGGTGGACAAGATGCAACTTATGGCGGCAACGGTGGCTCAGGAATCGTAATAGTTAGATATGCCGCATAATCTCAAGGAGAAAAATGGCTAAGAACAAAGATGAAGGCAATTTACCTACACACGCATATACCTATGAAATAAAGATGGTGGTTCAGATTCTTGCTGAAGATGAAAAATCTGCAAGAGAAAGATTGGATAATCAAGGTGGCTATGTTACCTCAAGAGAAGTAAAACTAAAGGACTCAGTTGCATTGTTCAACGGAAAAGAAAAGGAAAAATAATGGCACATTTTGCAGAAATTGGAAGTGACAACACAGTACTCCGTGTCATTGTTGCTGATACCAAAGAATGGTGTGAGAACAATCTAGGCGGAACTTGGGTTCAGACTTCCTATAACACACACGGCGGAGTCAATAACCGCGTGGGTGGAGAAGCATTGCGTAAAAACTACGCAGGTATTGGATACCACTATGACGGAGTTGGTTTCTATACACCACAACCATTCCCATCTTGGATTAAGAACGCAAACACTTATTTATGGGAAGCACCTACACCTATGCCTACTGATGACAAGCAATACAGTTGGGACGAATCAACACTATCTTGGATTGAGATTGCCGCGCTGTAAGTAGATAGATAGGGGACAGATGAGTTTAACTTCTGACATATTTCCTATTTTTAAAGACATAGATGACCATATTGACACAGCAGAAACATTAGTATTTAAGGAGCAACATGGCAGGCAGTAGACCACCCGATATATCTGAACGCGTAATCATTGACTTATCGGGCCGCATTTCTACATACTTTGACCCAACTACCTATAAATATGATGTTGCTATCGGTGGCATGCCTTTTATCTATGCCGTTACCGATAACACTCCTTACCGAAGGCAGACTGCAGAATTTCGTACTCAGCGCGTGGACCAACTTCGTGACCCTGGTGAGCAATCGCTTTCTGGTTCTGGTTACTGGATTCGTTCTCAATCATCCTTTCATCTTGGTGCAGGTGCCCTTTATCAAGAGCCAATCATTGGAACATTAGAAGAGGCACGCTTTCGTTTTTATGATTCAATAGGTATTAATCCTTGGACCCCTGGACAAATATCTTTGTTACGCAGAACATTTTTGCAAGAAGCAGCAACGGGAGATAGTCGTGTTTTTAATACAGTAATTGATAATGTTGAATATCTAATTTTAGTTAAATACTCATCTACTGAGGCTGCTCGTGTAGTTCGCATTAGAGTAAGCGATTTAACAGAAACTACAATATTAACTAATGTTGACATTACTGAAAATATTATTGCCGTAACCATGGGCGGTAATGACCTAATGATGGTTACCCCTACTAAAATTAAACGCTATTCTTTTGATGCAACTTCTCCTGCAATACATCAAGACTATGCAATTAACACTGCCAATGCAGTACATGGAACTATTGGATATGTTAAAAATCGTTTTATATTTGCTTACCACGATACAAACAAAAATACATTTGTTTATGAATTAAACAAAAACACTGGCGCATCTATAAATTTAAGCACTCTTACCGCAATCAATGGCAGCACTACACTTCCTACTGCATACACTTTTAGGGCAGTTGCCGAGTCGGGTGCAGCAATTTATGTAGGCGGATTTTCTGGTAATCAAGGCAGTGTATTTAAAATAACTGTTGCTAATGACGGAGCGTTAAATACAATGACCACCGTTATTTCGCTTCCTAATGATGAGCAGATTACTGGATTACTTGGTTACTTAGGAACCTATGTAATCCTTGGCACTAGCCAAGGCTTGCGTGTTGCTATTGCTAATGAGGTCGGCGATTTGTCCTATGGACCGCTTGTATTTAAAACCTCACTTGGCGTATTTAAAATGAGCGCTACGGGTTCATACATATACGCTGGAGTTGATTCTGGTATTGATGGTTATTCTGGAATTTACCGAGTTGATTTAGGACAACCTTTGCAAAATGGTGGTTATGCTTATGCAACCGATGTTTATGCCGAAAGCACTACGGGTAAAGTAGAGGGAGTAGCACTCACTAATACTGGGCGCGTAGCCTTCTGTGTTAATGGTGATGGTTTGTATATTGAACACGATACAGAATTAGTTGAATCAGGTGAATTAACAACAGGCATTATTCGCTATGAAACTCTTGAAAACAAAGCATGGAAGCGTATAAAAATACGCACTGAAGGAACACTGGAAGGTGATGTTGATATTTTTCGTGTTGAAGATGGAGTAGATTCAGCCTTTCGCACCATAGTACAAGGAAATACAGAGGATTATGACTATGATTTATCATCCGTTTATGAAGATATTAGTGTTTCAGCACAATTTAAGTTCCGCCTCAATCGTAACGATACGACTGCCACAACTGGCGCTGTTATTTATGGTTACTCCGTTAAGGCTTTGCCTACTCCTACCCGTGCTCGTATTATTCAGTATCCTGTCTTTTGTTTTGACTCTGAGCGTGACCGCCATAAAAACCTTATGGGCTTCCAAGGTTATGCTCTCGGCAGGCTCCAATTATTAGAACAACTTGAAGCACAAGGCAAAACAATTATTATTCAAGATTTTACTGCCGATGGAGAACCAACGGAAGCAGTGATTGAGCAAATAAATTTCACCCGCACAAGTCCACCAAACGGTAACTTCTCAGGCTATGGCGGAATTATTCAAGTCACTGCTCGTACTGTCATTTAAACAAAAGGATATAAACATGACACCCACTGAATGGGCTGGATTAATCGTAGCCGTAATAACAATAATCGCTGGTTTTGCTGGCGCTGTGCGCTGGTTAGTCAAGCATTACTTATATGAACTACGCCCTAATGGTGGCTCTAGTCTGAAAGATAAGATTGATTTACTGGAAGAGAAGGTTGAACTGTTGACCGAGTTAATTAAAGAAGCACTGAGAAAGTAACTAATGACTAAACCAAAAGTTGCAAAGTCTGCCAGCCCTGCTGCATTGTCCATGCTTCGCCAGGCGACTGCTCTTGCTCCTTTACGCAAGAAAGCATCAGACGGTTTACTTCCCTCCACCGCACATTTGGCGCTAAGTCCTAACTCAGACCACAACACAGGTCTTGCGGTAGATTTAACTCATGACCCAAAAAATGGTATTGACTGTTCAGATATTTTTCAACGCCTTAAAGAAGATAACCGAGTTAGTTATCTAATATTCAATGGTAAGATTTGGTCACGCCAAAATGCAAAGCAGGGTGACCGAAAGTATACGGGTCAAAATCCGCATACCAAACACCTCCATGTTTCTATCAGACCTGAGTACGCTGGCGATACCAGTCCTTGGTTTTGGTGGAAAAATCAACCAAGCCTAGCCAAGCAAATGTTGGCAGAAGCCATCGGTTCAGCACCTAAGAAAAAGCCTGCTAAGGCTGAAATATTGGTATGCACTTGTTGCAAGGTACATGGTTTGGCAAACAAGAAAGGTAAATAAATGCTGGAACAACTAAAGCAAGTATCGCTAACTTGGTTCCGTGCTGCAGCATCTGCTGCAATCGCACTCTACCTCGCTGGTGAAACAGACATTAAAACACTAGGAGTGGCTGCCCTTGCGGGTTTCCTTGGCCCTGTGTTGAAATGGTTGGACCCATCGGCTACCGAATTTGGTAGAGTAAAATAACTTAATACTGTTTAAACAAAAAGACCCCCGCCGTCAAGAAATATCTTGATGAGCGGGGGCTTTTTTTATTTATCTTTTAGTAGAAAGACCCTAAAATAATTTCCCCAATTACTTCAAGGCGTGCCAACAATATCAATTGGCGTAGGTGCTGTCAATTTTGCCCCGCATAATCCGCACTCTGCTTCAGTAAACCAAAGCACAATTTCCCCATCCTCAAAGATGCACGCGACTTTAATTATCTGAGAACCACAGGGACATACATGGGTTGGAATACCGCTATAATCATGCTTAACAAAGCCCTGCTTCTGTTTACGCCTTAGCAAGAACATACACTTATCCCGTTCTGCACGAACAGGAGTATAATGATTTTTAAATTACATAAGTGTATTTCTTTCGGCGTGTCGCTGAATAGAGGAGTGAGGTGCATATACAATCATTTGTGAAAAGGAGAAATATGACACTTGAAGAAAAGACTGGGAAAGGCTATATCTCGCACAGTGCCATGAGCACATGGCTAAATTGTGGCTGGTCATATTACCTGACCCGAATACAGAAAGTGGCTGAAAACCCATCCTATTGGCTTATAGGTGGCAAATCTCTACATGAAGCAACAGAAATATACGACACAATTCCACCCCTTCAAGGCGACTTTAATCCTACTGCAGTATTTACTGCGCGATGGGAGGAAAATTATCGCCTTGCTGACAACGGCATGCCGTTCCGTGCTGGTGGCAGGGCTACTAAAGCGTATCCAAATAAGGAGGATGCTCAGTGGTGGCTAGACAATGGACCCAAGATGGTGGACTTTTGGATTCAGTTCCGACAAGATAGTGGGTACAAGCCATATCAACTATCAGGTGGTGAGTTTGCTATTGAAACTGAACTTAATGTAGAAATCGGCGGTATATTAATGAAAGGATTTTTGGACCGACTTATGGTTTCACCTACTGGTGAACTGCTTGTCGTGGACATAAAGACTTCTAGTAAGCCACCTGTTACCTATACACAACTAGGCACATACGCGATTATGTGCGAAAAAACTATGGGTGTGCGCCCTGTTAAGGGTGCTTACTTCATGGCTCGTACTGGTGAATTGACTGAGCCAGTAGACTTAACACACTACACTGAAAAGCGTTTGGCCTCACAGGTTAAAGGCTTTAAGATTGCCGTTGACAACAACATATTTATACCGCAACCAGGATTTATGTGCGGTACATGTTCTGTTAATCATGCTTGTTATGCAGTAAATGGTCCCGAATCACACAAATACCCCGAACTAGGAGATACAGATGAGTGACAACTCACCAATTCAAATTAATTTTAAGACCAAAAAAGATGGCATGTTAATTAACCTTCGTGCCCAAGATGGTGCTGAACTTGATTTATTGCTTGACCAACTTACACAACGCATTGCTGCGTTAGTTGACCTTGAAAAAACCGTTGAAGGTATGGCAGTTGTCAAGGATGCTTTCCCAAATTCAGTACCAATACAAGGTACAACTGCTGCACCGCGCCCAGTGCAAACAGCCCCGTCTACAACCGCACCCTCCTGTGTGGGTGGAGCATGTAATGGGGCACCAATGCGCTTTGTGCCAGCAGGCATCGCCAAGGCAACTGGTCGCCCATACAAAGCGTTTTACGCATGTCCACTTCCACAGGGTCAGGCTTGCACACACAAGGTTACCGTGTAATTCATGCGCCTTCTTTCTCGCGCAATCAGGACTGTATCAGTAGGGGGTGCCACGCTTCCAACGGTGTGGCGCTCACTACTTGAGCAGCAGATAGCGTTTAGACGAGGCGAAGTGAGCATGATTGCTGGTCCTCCAGGGGCTGGTAAATCAACACTTGCTCTTTCGCTTGCGGTGCATGTGCAGGTATCAACTCTGTATATTTCTGCAGATACACATTCTCACACTATGAGTTTGCGTTTACTTGCAATGTTAACTGGCAGAGCACAAGCGGAAGTTGAACCAATGATGGAAGCAGATAGGGAATGGGCAGCGCAAATGCTTAAGCCTGCTGACCACATCATGTGGGAGTTTGATTCAGCACCTACACTTAAAGATATTGAGGATGCAATCCTTGCATCCCGCGAGCGACTTGGTAAAGATGTTGAACTTATTGTGCTTGATAATGCTGTAGATGTAACTCTTGATGGGCAAGACGAGTGGGGCGGATTACGCACTCTCATGCGTGAACTTAAATGGTGGGCAAGAGATACTGGCGCTGCTGTTGTTGTTTGCCACCATACGAGTGAAGGCGTTAACGGTAATCCCTGTCCCCCGCGCTCTGCACTGCATGGAAAAATTGCTCAGACTCCATCATTAATACTTACAGTTCATGGACAACTTGCATCAATGGGTATCTGTGCTGTAAAAAACCGATATGGTCCAGCCGATGCTAGTGGCACAACACCAGTGTGGCTTGCTTATGACCCCGCAAGTATGCAAATTAAAGATTTGGTGACACCATGAAAATTACTCTGTTTATCATTGCATCATTAGCATTACTTATTCTTTTAATATTTTACATAATTGTAAAGGTTATAGATAATGTTATTGATTTTGAAACTGATTACTACTATGAGGAGATAGATGACGAAGAATACTAATTGGGAATTACGACTCGTTGAAAACATGGGTGAAGTAGTAGGCTCAGTAGATAGCGAAGATGTAGTCGTACCTACCAAGCCCTTGATTACAGATATGAAAACACAGTTAATGTTTATACCAAAAAACTTTACTTGGACAGTGGGATGGAGGACTTATGTTTGGCAGGAAAAAGAAACAGGGCAGTTCAAGGAACTCACCCAAGAACAACACAAAACACTTTTCAGTGGAGGGACCGTCAATTACACCGAAGATGGTGGAGGAGGCGATACTCCAAGCGAAATTACCCGAAGTGATAAAGGAAGCACTGATAAATGAACTTCCAAACTTTGTGGAATTTGTTGATGAAACAACAAACAAAATCTTCAACCCTTCCGCCGTCTGGCTTGAGTCAATCCAGTTTGCTGACTATGTGGCGCAACTTGCTATTTATCTCAGGGAAGAACACGGAGGAGAGTGCCGAGAAGAAATCGCAGAAAAATTAATTATCATGTCGGAGAACTTTAAAGAGTTAGCCGAACATGCAATGAAAATTTTAGACAATTCAGAAAAGAGCACAAAGCATGGCACATAGTAATAAAGAAACGGTTTCCATTGTTTGGTGCGACAATGGCACCACCGATGGTAAGTTTACCGAAGGCTTGGTTTACACACTAATACATGCAGCGCTCATGGGCGTACCAATTAGCAACGCTGTTCGTGTTCAAGGTAATCAGATTGCGCGACAAAGACAAGCAGCCATTGAAATGTGGGAGCAAGTCAAAACCGACTGGGCGTTGTGGATTGATTCAGATGTTGTCTTAACTAAAGAGATGCTAAAAAGTTTATGGGATGCTGCTGATAAATCAGCCCGCCCTATAGTTAGTGGTGTTTATTTTATTAGCCACAATATGGAAGGCTCTTTGATGCAGCCTATGCCTTGTGCATTTAATGAAACTGAGGATGAGCATAAGATTAAATACCTTCATCCTTTACCTAAGAATCAAATAGTAAAAATTGATAGCGTAGGGATGGGTTTAGTATTAATGCACAAGAGTATACTTAAGGCTTTAAACGATAAATTTTCTGACCAGTTTTGGTTTGGCGAAAACAACGAACGAGGAAAAAAATTTATAGGTGAAGATATTTCTTTCTTCCGAAAAATAAAGACTTTAGGTATACCCGTTTATGTTCATACTGGTGTAATCGCAAAACACATGAAACGATTTGCTTTTGATGAAGCCTATTACAACCTGTATTGGGCAGCAGTAGGGGCAGCAGAAAGGAGAAATAACGATGCCAAGTCAGCAAATAGCGAACAAGCGTAGAGGTGCTGCATGGGAAATAGACCTTGCTAATTTCTTTATGCTACAGGGTTTAAATGCACAGCGCTTACCTCGTGCTGGTCGCAACGATATTGGTGATGTGTTTGTTCCTGGAGTTAATGGTATCTATGTGGTTGAAGCCAAGGCTCCGCGCCGTGATGGTCGTATTGATTTAAGTGGTTGGATTCGTGAATCTGAAATTGAAGCAGAGAACTACCGTATTGCAAAGCGATTGACAGTTGCTCCTACGCCTTTGGTTATTATTAAGGCAAGCAACAAGGGGATAGGTGAAGCCTATGTCGTTCAGAAACTCAGTGATGTCCTCCCAAACCTTTAAGCACAGCATTGTGAAAGTGCTTGAGTATTACGGATTTGTAATTCCTCAAAATCGTGGAGGGTGGCAATCGGTTCGTTGCGCTTTCCATAATGACCATGTGAAGTCGGCTCGTTTAAACATAGACAATGGTGGCTTCAGATGTTTTGCCTGCAACATGGCAGGAGATGTGTATTCATTAATCATGAAGAAAGAAGGAGTGGATTATGGCAAGGCTCTCAAAATCGCAGAGAGAATTACTGGCGAAAGCAACGGAGAACTACGCAACAAGCCTAGAAGAAGCGTTGCCATACCTGATGAATCGCGGTATAACGGAGCAAACGGCGCGTATGTTCCGCCTCGGATTCGTGGCGAATCCTGAAACAGGACATGAACTTTACCTTGGCAAGTTGGCTATCCCCTACCTCACTCCATCAGGTGTGATTGATATTCGTTTCCGTAGTTTAAACAATGATAGCGGTCCGAAGTATCTGTCAAGACCTGGAGCAAGCACACACATTTACAATGTTGATGCGCTTAGTAGTGATACAGATTTCCTTGTGATATGCGAAGGTGAATTAGACACCATCATCGCTACACAAGTTGGCTTCTCAGCAGTGGGATTGCCTGGGGCTAACAACTGGAAACCGTTTTACTCTCGTGTTCTTGCAGACTGGGAAAAGATTATGTTGTTTTGTGATGGTGACAACGCAGGTAAAGAGATGGCAAAGACCCTCTCAAGAGAATTGGACAATGTTTTCCCCGTGTTCATGCCTGACAACTGCGATGTTAACGATGTGTTCCTTAACGAAGGAGCAGAGGGACTACGAAAGCGAGTGGGTGTTTAAACAAGTGATTGTTAAACTAAGTCAAGAAGAAGTGCGGGTGTGTACCACACTGGCAGTAGAGCGTTGGCTCACCAAGTTTGGTTCTATTGATAGACCCAACTATGCAGCAGGTAAGAAGTCTGGAAAGTTAGAGCCTGAGATTAATGCCAATATCAGAGCCAATGTTGCTGAGTGGGCAGTGGCTAGAGAGTACAACCTGTCATGGTCAGTGCCTTGGTATCCCAATGAACTGCACGCTAAACGCAAGAACATACCTGATGTGGGTGAGTTTGAGGTTAGAACCGTAAGGACTCAAAGCGCGATTCCTTTTTGGAAGAAAGATGCAGGCAGAACAATCTTCGGCGTTAAGATTTTAGATGAGGATTACTACTCCATAGTTGAAATCTTTGGTTCGTTTAAGGCTGATGATTTTATGATAGATGAATATGCCGATGCCTCAATAGATGGTTGGCGTGTACCTATTGAATTGATAACAGATGGCATTGATGGATAATCAAGATAAAGTTTGGGAAACTATCTATAGTGTTGCTCGCCAAGTTGCAACCCGTGCTAATCGCATACACCGTGGGCTTGTAACTACTGATGATTTATACCAGCACCTTTCATTGTGGGCACTAGAACACTGGCACAAGATAGAACAATGGAGCGCAGAGGAAAGTCTAAAGTTTAAACTGCGTAAGACTTTCTATAATGAAGCACAGAAGTATGTAGCCAAAGAGCGCTCGCACCTATCTCGCGCACCAATCAATGATAGTTTTTACTACACACATGAGGTGTTGCATGAACTATTGCGTGATGTATGGACACACCAAGGCTGGACAGACACCCCTGATATGAGCAGTGAGTACATAAGTCGTAGCACTAAACCATCTGAGGGTGGTAATCGCATTGCGCTTTTGTCAGATGTTGCTGCAGGCTTGGACCGTTTAAACAAGACAGACAAAGAACTACTCCGTATGCGCTATGCCAATGGCGGTATGGAGTTTGGTGCCCTTGGTGAAACCTATGGAACCACTGAGGAAGCCATGCGTAAGCGTGTTAAACGGGCACTGAATAAGTTGCAAGACAGATTAGGTGGAGAGGCACCAGTATGGCGTGGGCGTAGGCGCGTTCGCTCTAATGCAGAAGCAAGAGCAGAGATTAGAAGTCAGGAAGAGCAAGAGTGATTTACCTTTGGTATTGGTATAACCGTTTGAAGTGTTTGTTTGGCTTTCATTTTTGGGTTGGCACACTAGCAGGCGATAATTTTGACGACCCAGTTGACTACTATTGGTGCATGAACTGCCATAGAGAGCAGAAGGAAAGTCCATACAAGGAGGATAAATGATTATCGGATTGAGCGGGTACGCTCGCAGTGGCAAGGATACAGTTGCAGAACTACTTGTACTTAACTATGGGTTTAAACGAATGGCGTTTGCTGATGGTATTCGTGAAGCATTGCTTGCATTAAATCCTATTCTTCATAATGGCATGCGTTTAAACGAGTCAGTACAAATGTATGGGTGGAATGTTGCTAAATCTAAAGATGAGGTGCGCCGTTTGCTTCAGGCCATGGGCACTGAAGTTGGGCGCAAATTAATACATGAAGATGTTTGGGTGTGGCGTTTGTTAAGTCAAGTTGCCACTGGTGAGCGCATTGTTATACCCGATGTTCGTTTTCCTAACGAAGCACGCATGATTGAGAATCAAGACGGGGAAGTGTGGCGTATAAACAGACATAACCACGGCGCAGTTAATGACCATATTAGTGAACGCGCTCTGGATAACTACATGTTTAAACGAGTGCTTTACAACGATGGAACTCTTGATGATTTATCTGATGAATTATTTATGCTAATGCACAATGTGTTTAAACTATGACGGAATTGTGCGCCTCATAAATAAACAAGCACCGCTTTCGGGACTGGTACCTAGGCGGTGCTTGCTGTTCTAGTTTAACTTAATTTTTTCTGTCTTTCAACTGCGGGTCAACCAGCGCCCAACCCCTCCTTTTGCGTTCTTTATCACGCATTGCTGGGGTCATGCCACCCCATATACCGTAGCGTTCGTGGACCAATCCCCATTCGGCACATGCCTCAATGACTGGACAACCACCGCAGATTCGCTCTCGTATGTAGCGCTCCTGTTCGGGGGTAAACTTATCCGTGATTGGATAGAAGTTTTCTGTTGATACACCCGCACACTTAGCATCTTTAAAGTTGCTTGGATTGTACACAAGTGTGTAATACACACGCCCACGCGCCTCTCTTTTGCGTATCTTATGAAACACTGGCGTTATGTTCATTTTTTTCTCCAATCAAATATTCGTTAATGCAATCAACAAGGTCATCAAGTTTGATTGATTCCCGCATAATTACTGGCTCAACCTCAATGGTGTAGGTAAAACCTTTTTTAATTATATGCTTAGCCAAATCTTCTTTCATTAGTACCACCCCCTTGAGATGTTGCTACCTAGTGCCTTACAGATATTCCCGCCATACTTGCGTTGAATGTATACAAGTCCTGCCTCCACTTGAATGAAACCATTGTCGGTGCGTTTAAACCCTACGAGTTCCCATGTTACTGGCATGAACTGGGCAATTCCGTATGCCCCACTCTTACGATTTAATGACCGTGGATTCCAGTTACTCTCTCGCATCCAGAGTGTGTAAAGGCATGACCACTGCTCCAATTTGCCCGCTTGGGTGAGCATGTCTATTGCGTAGCGTTGGTATTCGTTCTCATAGAAAGCAATCACCGTGCCTGCCACTTCATCACTGCTTAGTGCTGGCGTGATAGGCACATGTGATTTATCAAAGAATCTGTCGTCTATAGTCACGCTTGCCGTTACTATAAGGAAGATGGCGACTAATCGTTTAAACATTATGCGACCAGTTCTTCTTTGGCGCTAATCTTTTTTATTAGGGTCAATAGGTAATCAGGGATGTCGGTGTCGTAACCTTCATCATCTACTTTACCAACGATTACGATGTTGCCTACCAAGTGAGGCGTGTTACCAAAGAGGAACGATATGGCACTGCCTAATGGATTCATGGATAAACCCTTGAGCAATCCTTCATCGTCTACATACGCGCACCCCACCTCCCTGCCGTTGTAATCGTATAAACGAACCGCATCAATAACTCCTTGCACGGCTGTTTGATAATCGGAAAGTTGTTTAAACAATCTCTCCTCATGTGTCCCATCAGGGCGTATTACTACGCCTTTTACTTGCCTGTGTTCGCTCATGCTTTCACCTTGTCCTTATGTTCGTCTTTGATATGGCGCACTAGGCTTTGATAGGCCATACCACTTCGCAGTTGCCATTCTTTACTGCATACTGGGCAGATAATTAATTTCATGAGTTTAACCCTTCCATCATTTGATTAAGTTCTGCATAAGATAATTTACTGCTGAGCCATTTGCATCCGTCTTTGGTTTGCGAGTTTGTTAGTCCAGCAACCTTCACCCAATCTCGGTAAGGCTTTACCCCTCGGTATGCTTTCATGAAAATTGTGGCGCTTAGATAAAGCGGATAATCATTATTAATCCATAGCGCACAATTCCATGTTTCGTAGTTTTTCCAACCTTCATAAGTGCTTTGCTTGGTGCTTTGTTTAGTAGACATTTTTTTTCTCCAGTCTTTGTAATTGTTCCTTAAGTTTTGCGATGCGTTGTTCCTTGGTCGGGTTATTGTCCAGCCCTAACTTGGCACATTCATCACGATACAGTTCTTGGTATTGCTTGCGGTGCAAGTCTACCAATCTGCGTATGGCTTTCGTCTGAGCCGTTGCGTGTGTTATTTTTTTGGGTGATTCACTCATCAGAAGGGTCTTTCTACTGAGTTCTCAAGTTTCTTAGTTAGTTCTAAGTTACGCTTGCGTAGGTATGTGTTGTATTTGTTTAAACGAGCATTGTCTTTCATGGCTAGAGCCAGCACGATTAATGCACTGATAAGTGCAATGATGATGCCGATGATTTCGCCAGTCGCTAAATACATTTGTCTATCCTTTCTTGTTGGGAGCGCAAGTTTCTCACATTTGTTATCTTAAAGTCAAGAAGGTTATACAAAAAAAAACAAAAATATTTTTTTGTATTGTTTAAACACGGCGAACATTATCTGCGGCGCAATATGATAATAAAGAACCCCCGCCGCGAAGCAGGGGTTCTTGTTTAAACAGTGGAGAGTTAGCAGTACTGTACAGAACTAGAAGTTTAGTTCGTCTTTATCCTCCCACCAGCGTGCGTACTTATCTGCACGGCGTTGATTGTATTTGCCATAGTAGTCAAGTTCGGTTGCATAAGCACGCGGTGCAGTTGTTACCGTGTCGTACTCATTCCACCAGTTCACGCCGTAGTAGATAGGCTCTGGCTTAGTTGGCTCAAAGGTCTGATATTCAATGATTGCGCCATCGCGTACCTTGAAGTACTCACCCTCGGCAGCATCATGAAACCAATCAATCTCTGAGTCGCTCATAATTGCAGCGTTCTCCACGGTTTCCTTAGTAGAGCCGTAAAAGAGGGAGCCATAATTAGATTGACCTAGCCATAGCGGTGATGAGTTTACGCGGGCTAGATGTAATGAGCGCGGGTCGTGTTGGGTAACCCATGCAAGTGCTGCAGTGCCATAGAGTTGGGTCAAGATTTCCCATGGCTTTTCTTTACTGAAAGCAATGAGAGCAGCAGCAGCCTCGCTATCTACTTGCCCCAGGCGGGGCACACCTAGTTGTTTAAACAATTCGGTGTCGTTGCTGATGTGTCCGTTGTGAGTAAGTACGATTTTACCGCGTGGTATTGGGTGATTGTTGCTCGCAACAGTTGGCGAACCTTGGGTCGCAAAGCGCGTGTGCAAGATGGCAGTCGTTGCGCCATTGCATAGATTAGCGCCCGCCTTGGGCACGAACTTAGTCGCGCTAGTTGCTGCCTTGCTGATAACGCGCCTGCCGTTGCGTGGGTTAATCCATGCAGCACCAGTTGCATCGGTGCCACGGTGTTCAATGTCGTAAAGCATCTGCCCAGCGAGGTCGCTAGTGCTGATGCGTGAGTAGTGCTTAGCATCCAGACAATAGCCTGCTATTCCACACATAAGTTACATTCTCCAGTCTAGTAGTTGGTCAGTAGGTTAAGTATATCATAAGGCTACTGCTCGCAACCTTTACACGAAGGTCGCAAGCAGTCGCCACAAATGACGGTGTTGTTTAAACAGTCATCATTTTCTTTCATTGTTTTATTTCCCTTTGGCACTGGTGCGTGCCTTGTATAACGCCCAGATAAGCAGCGCTATCAATAGCATCGCGGTGCCGTTGAGGTGTTCGTATTCCATGTTTAAACACCTATCTTTGCGATGGTGATTTTTTGCTGATTGTTTTCCAGCGCTGCCTTGATTTTAGCAATTTCTGCCAAGTCTTTGGCTTTGTTGATGCTAATTAGGTGCCCGTTTTTTCCGTAGATATAGAACTCAATCATGAGTTTCCAGTCCTTTCGTTTAAACACTGCGGGCTTTCCGCCGTGTTTGTGCCTGCCGTGAGGATTGCACCCACGCTTAGCCCACTAGGGGCAGGCTGCCCCGCTAACTGTTTAAGTCATTGGCTCGGTTCTTTAGCCAATCCCCAGTGGAGGCGTTTAAACTACCTAGATTTACCAAGGCATCCAGCAAAGTGTGGCACTCGGCAACGCTGCGCCAAGTTCCGCGCTCATGTCTGAAGGGATTGATTCCCACCATGTCAATGGCGCTTAGGCTTTTGTTGCAAGTTGCATCAATGAAGGCCGAGATAAATTGACTCCATGCGATGGCCTTTACACCGTTTAAAGTGCCTTGATGGAGGCGAACTTCTACGGTGCCATGCGAGAGCATAGATTGCAGATTGAGACTCACATATCGGTTGCCATTCCACGCGCCACGGCTGCCTTGGCTGCTGTAGTCTGCTTGAAGCATGGCGCGAGCCTCATCTAACACTTCACAGTAACGATTATGTAGGCGAGAAGGCGCAACCAGTGCAGCGATTGCGTGATGCGCTGCGTACCAATTAATAACCAAATTTGCGAGATGGCTACCAGACGCACGGGTTGAGTCTTGGTTAAAACCTAGAGATTGCTCTCCAATATGCACATGAAAACCAGTGGCACGGTCAACCCGTGCGCCATCTGTTTTTAGCGCCTTGGTAACCCTGTGAGCCTCATTCAGACGGGGAGCGGTGAGGATTGGAGAGATTACCTCCGCACCTCTTGAAACGCTGCCGTCATATTTTGCAGACCAAGAACCGTCATGCCCTTGGTCACACTCAATTCCCGCATTGTTTAAACTGCGGGAGGCCATTGCAGGGCTTAGCCCTTGAATTTCAAATTCCATTCCGAAAGTAATGACCGCCATGATTATTTAACCTCTTTCATGGCTTGATTGCATGCGGGGCAGATAGGGCTGCCATAGGTGATAAGTGTAGAGCGGGAGATTCTTGCAATGTAACCGTCAACCTCGCAGAAAACTTTGCGTAGACGGGTTGATTGCTTTGGTTTTGCAACCTTTGCAACCGTGATTCCTTGAGTCATTTTCTTGCCTCCAGTCTTTGAGTGGCGCGGTGCCACTGGCTCATCATGGCACGGCTAGCGTTTAAACTCAAGCATCCTAAAAGTCATTATTTGACGCTGCTTTTTGAGGGGTTTAAACGCTTTTACTTTTTGCCACTGGCTCAAAGTGGGTTGCTTGTTTACGCGGTGGGCTGCAAGTTACCAGTGAGTAACCATGAGCAAACCAGTGTTTTACGCTATCTTTTTGCATCTTAAGATATTGAGCAAGTGAGATTGCTTGCTGTTTTGTTTAAGTTTTGCCCTGTTACTCATCGGTAACTTATGAGCCTCTGCCTGCCCTGTGCGATTGATGCAGGCGGTGGAGGTTGCGAGCCTGCTTGATGTTTAAACGCGGGGCGCGGGGCGATTGGTGCAGAGCGGGGGCGCTATCAATGCAGATTAAGCGCCTTAACCCGCGCCAGTGCTGCTAGTGGGCGTGCGAGCGGTGCAGCATTGCAGCGTGCAGGGTTTAAACACTATGCAGAGAGCGGGTGCGCGATGCAAAATCGCACCCCAGGGTTTTTAAAAACGCGGCGTGTGCGTGCGTATGTATCTACTTATATAACTTTGCTAGTCCTCGCCCCCCATAAATGTGGCTCTGACCTGCACTTTTACTGATTTACTATAAATGTGGCGTAAATCACACACCCAAAAGTGTCCGTTAAGGACCTTTTGGACACCTATAGTGTAAGTGAGGAGGCAAAATTATCGGAGCCTCCGAACACACACTGCGACCCTATGGGGTCGCCCTAGTAGAAGCCCTAACCTTCGGCTTCGTTTGGACTTCGCCTTCGGTTAGGAGTTTAGCCCCAAGACTCCAAATACCTCGTCTTGGGAGAACCTATGGAAAGAAAACGAACTACCTCTGCTTCGCATCAAAGCGATGCCATCAAGAAGCAAGTTATTGATTTTTTAATGCAAGGCTACTCTGTCCAGCGTGCTATGGATGCCGTAGGTAGGAGTGTTAAGACCTATGAGTACTACCGAAAGGTAGACCAAGAGTTTGCCACTGCTGTAGACAAAGTGCGGTCTATGACCGCTAGGGGCGAGATTGGCTCAGTGCGAAGGGAAGTACCACCCTTCCCTGAGTTTTCAGAGAAATATCTAGGTACCCGTGTTTTTACACACCAACGCCATTGGATAGATTTATTAGAGGGTAGACAACCTACGGATATACACCCTGCTATAACCTATGAACAGGGTGCTTCAGATTTATTAATAGTTAACACGCCTCCAGAACACGCAAAATCTACGACCATTACGGTCAACTATGCAATCTATCGGATTTGCCAGAACCCAAACATCAGAATCATGATTGTGTCTAAGACACAGGCTATGGCACAAAAGTTCCTGCTCTCCATTAAGAACAGACTAACGCATCCTAAGTATCAGGACCTACAACTTACCTTTGGACCTCCAGGTGGTTTTGAAAAGAATTCTGATTCATGGAAGCAGGACTTAATTTACCTTTCTTCGGAGGCACGCGACTCAGGAGAAAAAGACCCTACCGTACAGGCTGTTGGTATTAGGGGCCATATTTATGGTGCCCGCGCTGACTTGATTATTATGGATGACTGCGTAGATAACACTAACGCACATGAATATGAAAAGCAGATTGATTGGATTCAATCCGAGGTTATGTCCCGTATTGATGACAATGATGGCAAACTTCTTATTATAGGCACCCGCCTACGCCCTAAAGATTTATACTCTGAGGTACGCAACCCCATGCGCTATCCTGACGAGAGTTCTCCTTGGACTTACTTTGCACAACCTGCGGTTCTTGAATTTGATGAGGACCCATCTAAGTGGGTAACCCTCTGGGCTAAAACCAACATGGCTCCAATATCTGGAGTAGGTAACCCTGATGCAGATGGTCTATACCGCAAATGGGATGGTAGCGCTTTAAGTAAAAAGCGTAGTCGTCTATCTCCAAATCTTTGGGCAATGGTTTACCAACAACAACAAGTACACGAAGATTCAGCATTTCCATCCGATGCTATTAAAGGTGTTATTAATGGCGCTAGGAATGTTGGGCGCATACCAAAAGGCAAAGCAGGCGTAAGACCCAATGGTATGGATGGACTTATCGTTATTGCTGGTTTAGACCCTGCAGGTAGCGGTTACACCGCAGCCGTATGTCTAGCCATTGATATTTCTACTCAAAAACGATACTTGATAGATGTGTCAAATAAATCAGGAATGAAACCAGATGAGATTAGAAGTTTAATCAAAGACTGGACTGATGACTATAAAATTTCTGAGTGGCGTATTGAAAAAAATGCTTTTCAAACAATGTTAACTCAGGACCGTGAGGTACGGGAATACCTTTCGTCACGGGGTGCGACCTTAAAAGAACATCACACGGGTCAAAACAAATGGGACACGAACTTCGGAGTTGCATCCCTGACGACTCTATTTCACGGTTGGGAAGATGAAAATGCACTCATTGAGTTCCCCTCAACCCATGCCTCAGAAGGTATTAAAACTTTAATTGAACAACTCATTACTTGGTATCCAGATTCTCCAAAATCACAAAAAACCGATACCGTAATGGCATTTTGGTTTGCTGAACTTGGCTGTCGTGACCGTATTGCTAATGCAAGAACCTTTGCTCGTACACATAACAGTTTAAATATGTTTCATACTCCATACGACAAATCAAAACAATATACCGTATCACTAAGCGACATTTATTAGAACAGGAGGTAGGTGTGCCATTTTCGCTAGACGAAATCAAAGATAATTATGAGCGTTATCGTCAAATGTATTCTGACCGTGATACCCGCATGGAACAAGTGCTTCTTGTTCGTAAGGGTCGCATGCGCGATGTTTTTCCAGATTTATTTCCAGATGGACCGTTTGAGAACCCAATTGTTTCAAACATGGTGGATATATCGGCTCGTGATTTATCAGAGGTTATAGCGCCACTACCCGCATTTAATTGTAATTCCCCATCTATGGTATCTGATAAAGAACGCAAGAAAGCCGATAAGCGAGAAGAAATTGTTAACGGCATTATTGATTTCTCAGATATGCAAACTCAAATGTTTAGCGCAGCAGACCGTTATGTAACTTATGGTTTTGTACCTGCTCAAGTTGAGGTTGATTTAGAAAAAAATATGCCGCGTATCCGTTTCTTAGATTCTTATGGATGCTATCCAATTATTGATAGATTTGGAAAAGCACATGGCATGTATCAAAGAATTAAAAAATCGTTGACAGAATTAATGAGCGCATATCCAGAATATGCTCATTTATTATATGAAAAAGATTCAACTGCTTCTATGATGGAGATTGTTCGTTATCATGACAAAGACCAAGACATAATTTTTGTTCCATCAAGAAACAATATTGTTATTGACCGTGCGCCTAATCCAATTGGCGAATGTTTAATACGCATTGTTCAACGACCATCTTTGGATGGTCAAGCGCGGGGTCAATTTGACGATGTTCTTGCAATTCAAGTTGCAAAGGCTCGTTATGCACTTCTATCGCTTGAGGCTGCCACTAAAGCAGTTCAAGCCCCCCTTGTAGCCCCTCAAGATGTAAATGAGTTAGCCTTTGGACCAGATGCTATTATTAGAACTGACAGACCTGGCGATATTCGCAGATTGCCTATTGAAATACCATCAGGTGCTTTTGCACAACAGCAAGTACTTGAGGGAGAACTTCGTTTAGGTTCTCGCTATCCTGAATCTCGCACAGGAAACATTGATGCCTCTATTGTTACAGGTCGTGGCGTACAAGCCCTTATGGGTGGATTTGATACACAAATCAAAACAGCCCATGCAATGTTTGCTCGTGCCTTCGTAGAACTTATTAGCGTTGCACTAAAGATTGATGAAAAAGTTTTTGGCACTATAGAAAAAGAACTTCGTGGTACACGCAATGGAGTTCCATACGCAATTAAATATAAACCATCACGCGACATTGATGGTGATTACACTGTTGATGTTCAGTATGGCTTGATGGCAGGCCTTGACCCAAACCGTGCATTAGTTTTTGGTTTACAGGCTCGTGGAGATAAATTAATTTCTCGTGACTTTCTACGCCGTCAGATGCCCTTCTCTTTTAATGCAACTCAAGAAGAAGAAAAAGTTGATGCAGAAGATTTACGCGATGCAATGAAACAAGCAATCGCTTCTTACGCACAAGCAATTCCAGCACTTGCTTCTCAGGGACAAGACCCATCAGATATTTTGTATAAATTATCTACTGTCATAAACGAACGCCAAAAAGGTGCCTCTATTGAAAGGGCAGTACAAGATGCGTTCCAGCCCAAGAATCCCCCACCTGGTGCGATGACCCCTGAAGTAGTAAGTCCCGAAATGCTTGGGCAACCAGGTGCGGTCCCTCCAGGTGAGGGCGAACTTCCTATGGGTATGTCTGCAACAGGTCGTATGCAAGGTGTAGCACCTGGACAAATTGCTCCTGGTGGTAGACCCGATGTTCAATCACTTTTAGCAAGTTTAACTCAAAGAGGTGAGCCTAACCTTCAGGCTTCCCTTGTAAGGCGTTTACCAGTCGCGTAAACAATATTTTAAAACTGTTTAACAAAATTAAAATCCGAACTTAAGTGGGAGGGAAAGTGGCAAAAGAAGCAAAGAATAATTTTTTAGTATCTGGCACAGGCGGTGCTGGAACCAATGGACAACCTGCACGATATGCAGCAGGCATAGACAATGCAGAAGATTTTTATGAAATGCAAACTGCCGCTAAAATGGAGGGTCAAAATCCTGCATTTTCAAATGTGCCATCCCCATCTAGCCAACGCCCATTTAGAAGCAACAACACTCAAAAACTTGTGCCACTAACTGCTGAAACACAAAGATTAGATGAAGATGTACGCACTGGGGCAACCATGGGAACAGAAAGTATGTATGCTAATGATGCTACAGCCACAGGAGAAGATGCTGACCGCATGCGTGCAGCGCTTCCATATTTATCGGTAATGGCAGAACTGCCACAGACTTCCAATGCTTTCCGAAACTATGTTAGGTATTTAAAAAGCGTACTATGAGTTTTAGCGAAACGCTTGGTAATGCAGCCAAGAAACTATCAAAAAATGGATTTGCCAACGAGATTGGCTTACCAACTTTATTATTTGACCTTGCTACTGTTTCGTCAAACGATAAAAACTGGGTTTCTGATGCGTTTAACATAGCAGGAGATACATTTCGCTCTACGGTTTTAGGACTATCTTATCCAATTCGCAAGCCAGTAGGGTTTGCTTTCAATAAAGTTTTAATGCCAACAGCAATGCTTTCTTACGAAACTGGTGGTAGATACCTTCGTGAGCCATTATCTGCAGCAGTAACAACTCTTGCTACTGGCAATGCAAAAAAATCTTGGGAAAATCGCCAAGAAATTTCTCCAGGTCAAGCAATTTCGTATTTAACAGCAAAATTAACTCCAGGTACAGAGTCTTTTCAAGGCGATTTTGATATTTTTAATTCAAAAGACCGCAAAATATTTGAAACTGATTGGGCAGCACGCACACTTAGTGGTTCTATTGACACATTTTTTACCACAGTAACAGACCCATTGGGTAAGTTTGCTAAAGGCGTTGGCCTTGCTCGTAAGGCATTAGTGACCCGCCCTATGGGAGCGCGTGATGCAAACGCTGCAACCCTTGCAAAAGATTTCTTTATGCCTCGCACTCTTCGCAATGTGCAAATCATGTCACCAACAGCACTAGCCCGCACAATAAATGAAGGAAAAGAAGAAGGCGGAGAGATTTACAACACGCTTTCGTGGATGGCTAAAAGTGACCAAACTGTAATTCGCCAACATCCATTGGTCCAAGCATCTAATGACCCAGATACTTTATCTTACTTGCTGGGTCAAGCAGATACCGTAGACGATGTTGCTGATACACTTATGGCTACAGCCTTGCGTAATACAGAAGCAATGGGTCGTCTTGTAGATAAACGCAAAGAACTAGCATTTGTTTTTGATAAAACAAAAGATGTGTCTAAAGTTGACATGATGATTCTTGACGGAGTTCCTACCAATGGAATCGTAGATGATATTAATGTCCTTGATGCAGCCAGTGATTATATTGCAAATCTTGATAACAATTCATATTTCCAAGCATTAAATAAATTACATGTAAATGGCAATGCTTTAACTAAACGCACATTTGGTAAACCAGCCTTTGAAAAGATGGCTATGAATCGCGCTGAACGCCGTGCTGCTAAAGTAAAAGGTGTTGATTTAAACGAACCAAGCAAGTTCCCAACTGTTGCGTATTTTCAGCCAACTAGGTATCATCCTCTTGTAGCAGTAATAAATTTTGGTATTAGGAAAGTTGGCGATTCTTTTCAAGAAACCCCATCAGGTTATATTAATCTTAATGACTCTGATTCATACAATGAATTAACAGCATTTGGAACTTTACTACGCCGTATTGTTGGAGATGAAGCAAATCCTGTAATTGAACGCCATCTTAATGATTACATACAATCTGGTGGAGTTCCAGAACTCCGCGCTCGCGTTGTTGAATCATTTGAAGATTTATCTATTTCTTTAATTAATAAAAAACTTGGAATCAGCGATGAGGCTGGTCAAGTTATCTGGAGTCAATATAAGGCTCGCCGCGAAACTGCGCGACAGATGATTAAGGACCGTAAGTTCTTAATGACTGGCGATGATGTAATCCTTAAGATTCCATACCTAGAGCGCCAAGGTGCTAACGCACTGCCTATGGTAGACCTCGCCAACTATTCTCGTGTTATTGAAAAGAATAAAGGCGTTCTTAATACCTTAAACCGCACATCTGAAATTACTGACCCAGATTCTTGGCGATATACAACTGGCGTTCTTAATGACCTTTGGAAAGCCTCTGTCCTTCTTCGTCTTGGCTATACTGTTCGTAACCTAACTGAAGCAAGTTTATCCATTCTTGCTAAGGGCTATGGACTTATGGCATTTGGTGATATTAACCGAGAAGGATTTAAAGGTTGGTACACAAATCGTGTTCGGGATATTGAACGCTTAACAGACCGCAGACTTGTAGCACAAGGATTGCGTGAGGATTCTGTAGCGTTGCGTAGCGAGTTTGCAGATAAGCAATCTTTGCTTATTGCATCTGAGCGAGCGCTTCAAGATTTTGATGTATTCCTAGAATCTATTGAGCGTTTATACCGCATGGGTAGACTTACTGATGAACAGTACAAAGAAGCCATTGATGTATTCCAATACGCAACTGGCGAATACTTGTATCATGGTTCACCAGCGCCAATTAACGCTTTAGATAATACACGCCCTCTAGCAATGAACTTTACTGAGGATATGGCAGAGCGCTATGCAACCTCGGCCATGCCAGTCATTAGCGCATCTGAAATTTACAAGCGTATTTCTGGTAGGGCTTATCCTCTGCCTAGGAATATTGAACTTGCTCCAGGCGCAGAAATTGGTACTCCAGAAGTTGCAAGTCGTATATCTATTGAAGAATACAATGACTTTGTTGCACCTTATGTCCAAGGAGTAGTAGGTCCAGAACAAGCCAAATTACGCGGTAATCTTTTTGCTTTTCCTGATGATGTTACTCCAGAACCTTTAAATTCATCTCAAAAAAAATATGTAGAAGGACTTAAACGCGTAATTCAACGCAGCGTTATAGTCCAACCAACAACGGTATATCGTGGCGTTACAAGAGATATTTACGCTAATGCAAGAGTTGGCGATATTATCAAAGATAATGCTTTTATTTCAACATCTAAAGAATATGATGTTGCATCTACTTTTAGAGGTGGAAATGTACTTGAAATTGAATTGCCCAAAGGTCATCCTGGATTAGATATTGAGGCAACCAATACATCGCTTACACCTTTTGGTGCTAGACCTTCAAGTGGTTACATAGCAGCAGAAAAAGAAGTTTTACTTCCACCTGGAACAAGATTTAAAGTAGTAGAAGTAAAGCCATACGCAGGCGATAGTAGTGTTCGTAGAGGTACTTTAGATATTAAAGTACAGGCTATCCTTCCAAAGAAGCCAGCAAAGCGCCAACCATCTGCTGCGTTACAAACAGTGGCTGCAGATATGCGTGATGGTTTTATCAATAGTGTTAACAATGGTAATGAAGTACAAGTTCTTAATGCTTCAACTGGGCGCTGGACATCTATTGACCCAAATACAGTTTCACAAGAGTTACTAACCACCGCACAGTTCCGTATCCGTAAACCTGGCAGAGAAGGCGTAACCATTGGTCAAAAGGTATACGGCAAAACTGTAGATTTGCGCTCAATGCAGCAATACTCAGGACAAGCCAGAACTCGTCAAGGTCTTGACTTGGCTGATTATCCAGAACTTCAAACAATTCTTGGTGTTTCTAAAGGCACAATTCGCACTCGTGATGCTTGGCAAGGTAAAGAGCCAGAACTGCTTAACTGGATGCGTGCTAATGGCGTAGGTAAACTTGTATTACCTGATTTAAAAAGCCGTGGTGGTTCCACAGTACTTGTTGACCCTGACTTAGTTGATGGATTCGGCAACAGACCAACTGTAGCCTTGGCTGAACAGCGTTTAAACGCAGCAAAAAATGCACAACAATTGCTTTCGGATGAAGGCAGAATTTTGC